TAATCGGTCAATGGCATAGCCATCAGCGCGGCCTTGTTAGCAGCCACGCCATTCTCAATCAGGAAGTCGGAGTTCGCCTTGATGCTCCGGGTCGCACCCTTCATCCAGCCTTCAAGTTCCTGGACCGTCCCACCCGTGAGCTGCTGGGCCGCGCTGAGCTTGTTCAACTCATCGAAGTTGATGCCCGTTTGGTAGGACAGATCTTTGAATGATCGGGCCATCTCGTTTGTCTCATCGATGGCATCCTTCACGAAGGAGAAGGATTCCTTCAGCCCCTCGAACGCCAGCCCCACGGCGCCGATGGCAAGGGACGCCATGCCGAACTTCTCGAACGACTCGATCAGGCTACCGAGGTCGCCCTTCATCCCGGCGGCAGCAGTCTCCGTGTGCTCCTGCGCGTCCTTCAGCCCCTGGAGCAGAGCCTTCACATCGGCGCTGATCTTTACGGCGATTTCCTGGTTGTCAGCCATGTATCACCTTCCGTTCACTAGAGATACAAGGGCCCGAAGCTCGTCTTGCGACGCGAGCCGCACTTCTTCGGGCTCTTTGGCCTTGTAGCCCATGTAACCCTTCACGAGCAGGTGTAGAGGGGGGTTATCCCGCCAGTAGTCGAGAAGATCCGCAATATCGGGCCACGGGGTGGAGTCCAGTTGGTGGATGGTCCACCCCGTGGTCGTAACGATGAGCCCTGTGAGACGGCTCCAGTTCAGGGGTTCGTCTGAACTGGAGCGACGGCTTCCGGGCGAGAGAACGTTGCCTTGTATACCGCGAAGGCGGCGGCATCCAAGACACCAGGGGCGATACCGTCGAAGTCTTCATCGGTAGCCTCGGGGTAGGCCAGCTTGAGGAATCTGATCGAGCGGTCGGTGAGATCGAGCCGGGATAGCCCTTCGGTGGGTTCCGTGAGAGCATCCACTACGTGCTTGTTCCTCTTGATGACGCCGTAAGTGAGGGCTGGGATCTTGGACAGGTCCATCGTTTTTGTTTCTTCGTGCGTAGCCATGGCCTCGGCCTCCATGTTGGCCCCGCGCAAAGGCGGGGCCGGGTTGGGTTACTCGGTGGTGTCGAAGTCCATCACCCTACCGCTGCTGTCAGCGAAGCACTCGAAGTCCAGATCCTGTTCGGTGTAGTCCTCACTCTTGAAGGCGAAGGACAACTTGGGGATCGTGATCGCGTAGAGCTTCAGCCAGATGGTCTTCCCTCGGTAGGAATTGAACAGGGTAGCCTGATAGACCGTGCTGGAACCCATCAGGGCATTCACAAGGGAGTTAGTCTGCCCGGTGGAGGCGCTGGTGTAGCTGTAGCTGATGGCCACGGAGTGCCCGGTGTCAGCGGAGGCGAAGGTATAGACGCCAGCGGCTACGGAATACTGGCCCGTGGCGGGGCCAGAGGCGACACGGGTCATGTAGAGGCCGGTGCTGTTGTCGAACACGCCCAGGTCATCCTGCCAGTTTGTGCTATTCGCCACCGTGACCTGGTAGGGAGAGGCGGGAATGGAGGCAGTCTCACCGGCGACTCCGATCTTCGAGCCGGCGGACTTCGTTGTGTTCAGGATGGCGGACACGATGCCGCTGTTGATCTGCCCGTACTTCGCCTTGCCGCTGATCTTGCCACCGGCTCGGGCCACATCCACGGGGAACTGGTAGGCGCCCCGCAGTTCCTTGGTGGTGAAGGAGAAGTCAAGGGACACATCCTTGATGACGCCGACATCGATGGCCTGCGGGGGGGCGGCGGGGGTGATGAGCGTCAGCTTGCCCACGCCGAAATTGTACTGGGACATCTAGTCCTCCTTTGGGGTGAGGGCCGCGTTCAGGCGCTCTTTGAGCGTGGCGGTGGCGGCGCGGAAGTGGTTGAAAAGCTCCACCGGGAGGGCGGGGCCGTGGTTGTGGAAGGTCTCCAGGAACCAGCGGTCCACCATGAGGTCCGTGGCGGTCGGGCTGGCTTCAGTTGCTTCTGTGAGGTTCGAGGTATCGGCCATGTCGGCTCCTATGAGGTAGCAAGGATGTCCAGGGGGATCTGTGCTACGGCCTGCCCCCCGAGGATGCCTTCGTCAGTAACGATTGGTCCGCCGATCCAACAATGGCTCACAAGGCCGCCCAGAGTGGTGCCATAGGTGTCCGGGCTGGCGAACCCGCCTTGCTCATTCGCCTGGCGCTCCAGGGCCGTCTCTACGCCCTGGATGAGCATTGCGAGGCGTGTGCCGGGGGCCTCGCTGGCGTCCTGGTCCGTGCGGCAATAGATCCACAGGGTAGGCTGGAGGCGCCACGCCGGGGGCAGACCGCGCTGCTGGACGGGCACCTCGTTACCGTGGGGGAGAAACAGAGCAGGCTGGCTGGATGCGGGCACATCGTCCCACACCTTCCAATTGCGGCTGACCGTTACGAAGCCCTGGATGGTTTCCAGGCGCCCCAGTAGGGCCGTATAGATGGCTTCCCGGTTCAGGGCCATGTCACACCACCCTCATCGCCCGCATGAGCCGGGCGCGAATCTCACCGCGCATTTCCTCCAGGCTCGGGACCAGGAAAGGGCGGGGGGCCATCGTGCGCTGCTGCTGGGTGACTGACCGAACCGGATGTAGGGCACCAGGCCAGAACAATGCCCCGGCATTCTTGGGTTTGATGGTGCGGGCCGGGACCGTGAACCCAAGCTCCCAGAAGCGCCCGTAGGCCACATTTGTCCCCACGCGGGACTCCATGCGGTCCCCGTCCTCAACGAACTTTTCGTTGATGGACTGGCGCAGGTGCCCCGTGCGAACCCTCAACACCTGCCCCATCAGCTTCTCTGACTTCACCTTGGTCAGCAGAGCGAAGGCAAGGCTCCGCACCGCGTCACGGGTTGCGTCCTTCACACGCGGGTCGGCAGACTCAAACCGGGCCGCCACCGCCTCCGCGCCAAGGATCTGAGCCTCAAGCTCGATCATGCCAGCACCACATTCCGCCAATTGTTCAGCAGAGTCTTCACATCATTGGGCATGTCCTGGGTCTGGAAGGCTACGACCTCACCTTGGACTGTCTTGCTCGAATGCCCGAGCCGGTCCTTCTCTTTGTAGGCCCAGGCGGCCATCTTCACGACGGCCTGACCGATGTCAGCTGGGACCGCGGCGTAGCCTGCCTTGTAGGTCACGGACACATTCCCGTAGCCGCTGGCGAACGTCGCGCCATCCGTCCTGATGAGCATGGCCCCCCGATAGACGATGGTCGTCAGATCCACGGCCATGCCATCCACCGTGAGGGAGATGACATCGGTGATGGGATACTGGCCCACCATCAGCCGCGATGTGCCGGTGCCATCCCGAACCTCACTATAGGTGCCCTCCAGGATGTCGCGGTTCAGGTAGGACTTGACCCATGCCGAGGCCGAGGTCACCAGGGACGCAATGAGCGCATCGTCGGTGGCGCTGGTCAAGCCCAGGTAGAGCTTGACGGCCTCTTGGGTGGTCAGATCCCCGGCGGCCATGGTCACTACTCCTCAGCCTTCTTCTGGCGAGTCTTGCGGCTGGGGGACTCCATGGCATCGGGCGGAGTGGTGCTGAACCCGTGGTCCATCAGCGCTGCGGCGTGGGCATCTTCCACGTCAAAGGCCCCATCGGTCCCCTTCTCGTAACTGACGCCATCCACGGAACAGCCTGTCGCGTCCGGGTGGAACAGCTTGACGCTCATTGATGGCTCCTAGAAGTAGGGGCGGGCAGTTGCCCACCCGCCCCTGGGTTAAGCGCGGAGTTGGTTAGGCGCCCGCAACATTGGTGAGCTTCAGCAGGGACGCGGGGAAGTAGTGCTGGAGGACTTCATCCACATATACGCCGTACTCGTACTTGCGGCTCCGAAGCGGCCACTCGAGCTGGTAGTAGTCACGGCGGGTCTTGACCTGGAACACATTGCCCACGCCGTTGAGCGGGTAGGGGATCTGCTTGCTGTAGCCCAGGATGGTCCCGGCAGGCATGAAGGGGTGGACGCGGACCCGGATCAAGGTGTTGGTGATCGGGTTCAGGTAGGAGCCCACGCTGGCACCAGCGGCGATGCCGGTCTGACCAGCGCCGTCCAGGTTGAACCGGAACAGCGGGGCGCCGCCGTTGGCGAGGCATAGCTTGTTGATGAGCCGGATACCCGCGCTGGACACCAGGAGATCGCTGGGACCGAACCGGAGGTTGTCGTACATGTTCTGGAGCAGGTCATTCAGCTCCTGGATGCCGCCCGCGCCGTCGCTGGTCAGGGTGGTGCCGGTGCCGGGAGTGCCGGTCGCCAGGGTCTTGATCTGGGCGTTGTTCGCGGACTTGGCGAAGGAGAGCAGGCCGTCGAAGTTGTAGGTGGCATCCTTGGAGTAGTCAGCGGAGGCCAGAGCCGAGGCCAACTGGTGGGTGCCGTTGAGGGGCGCGGAGACAGCCAGCGAGTTGATGCTGGTGATGGCCTCCAGCCGCTCCGAGCCGGTCGTGCCGATGAACCAAGCGTAGGCCACAGCGCCTTCCACCGGGGTCACGGAGCAGGAGAGGGTCTGGCCGAGGGTGATGGCCTGGGTAGCTGCGGCGGACTTCTGAGCCGCACCACCGTTGATGGTGTCGGTGGAGCCGTCCGTGTTGGTCTTGGCGATCTGCTGGACCACGCCGTTGGCGAGGCTGGACCGGCTGAGGCCCTGCGGAGTCAGAGCCACGCAGATAACGGAATAGGTCGCGGCGGGCAGGGTCGCACTGGAACCACCGGCAGACAGGGTGGGAGTGGGGGTGGTGCCCAGGGCGATGCTGGCGTTGCCGCCAAGCAGCATGGGTTCTTCTTGGAGCATGAGGGACCGAAGGAGGCCGAGAGCCTCCCGCGCCTTCACATCGTCGAACCCCTGCGAGGCGTAGTCAGCCTCGAAGGTCACGTAGTCCTCCAGGCCCAGCCCGACATAGGCGGCGGTGTAGGACGCGACGCTGGTGGCGATGGACGCGCCACGGTTGCCCTCGGACACGCCGGGATGCGTGTTGCCGGTGTTGATGCCGGTGATCGCCTTCCAGCGCGTCGCCGTGTCACCACCGCCGCTCACACGGGGGATGTCGTTCCTCAACATGGTCATTTCGGCCATGAAGGGGTAGAGCGCGAGGGCGGGGGCCTGGAGGTCATAGTTGACCAGACCGAGGCTCTGCGTGAACGCCTTGCTCAGCGCTTCATCTGTGGTGCCGTTGGCCTGGGCGGTCTTCATGGCGTCCAGGGTCTCGTTGAGGTTCATTGGAACCCTCCTGTGATTGCCCGGACTTAGCCGAGGCGGGTGAGAATGAGACGGCCACTGGTCGCATGGACCTTCTTCATGGCCGCCAGGGGATCGGAGGTTACGGGCTCGGCCCCGGAACCTTCGGATTTCGTGATGGTCTGGTCTTCCTTGCCTTTTTCGACGGGGACAACCTTCAGGGGCTTCTGGCCCTTGAGGGCGGTCAGTTCGCGCTCCAGGGTGACGGCCTTGGTGATCGCCTCGTCGCGTTCCTGGTGCGCCTTGACCAGCTCGTCCTCCAGGGCGGCGGCCTTCTGGATGGCATCGGCGGATTCAGCCTTCTCGCCCTCTTCAACATCATCC